CTAATTGTACAACGATGTCGAATGCTCTTAGTGCTTCTTCATTACCTTCGAGAGTGTTATCACCAACGATACCATCACCAGTCATGTCAGCTAAAAGTGTTAATACAGCTCTAGCTCCTTTTTCTGATTGAGTAAGTTCATTTATTCTCTGAACCATAGCGTTGGGTCCACTACCCGCGAATTGGTTAATGAAGGACATGTTTCGAGCGACTCTCCAAAAATCACGAGACCAGATAGTAAGCTGTTCACTGGTCAACGCGCTGAAATTTGTATTAGCCATTAGGCCCTCCAAATAAAAATTAATAAAATAACCAATCGCTATTTGGGGCGATATCCCGTATACCCTTTATCGTTGGGATACGATACCGTAGGTTTTACGAGCACGACCTCGAACAGTTAACGTCGTTGTAGACGAAAAAACGATTTTTATACTGAACGACCAGTTGTTAGATATCGTTCTAACCGACGAATTCTTAAATAATATACTACTCTTTAATCAAAGTCACCACGTAATCGTCTTAAAGTGTCTTCTGGTAATGCACCAAACTCATCATCCGACATTACATTTATATCTACTACTTTCTTATTTTGAGTAGATTCACCTTTCATTTGTGGTGGTTGAGACTGCGAAGCAGTTACTTTTTTCTGTACATTTGCTTTTGCTTTTTTGTCTTGTACTACTTGATTTAGCTTAGGAGCAGGGTCTTGAGATACTTCTTCCCCCGTTTCTAGTAACTCAGGTCTTTTACTTAGTAAAGTGACCTCAGTAGCTTTTGCTAAAGAATCAGCAGCACCATAACCTTGATAGATAAAAGCATCACGTAATTCCATTACTTCATTAGAAAGTTTTTCATCAAAAGTTTTACTTTGAGGATCAAAAATAGGAAATACTTCAACAATCTCTTGCGCTTTTTGTTGTAACTCACGCGCTTCTCGATCTTGTTGTACAGTTTGCCCCATCTTATTCTGTACTTCAGACATAAGCTGTTCTTTCTCTGCATTTCTTATTTCCTCTCTTAAAACAGCGGCTTTTTCAGTTTCGCCATCTAAAACAAGATTTTGATATTCTCTTTCTTTGCTAACAAAATCATAAGCAGGCGCTGCGTTTTCAGCAGGTTTCTCTTCCATGGTATCGATGATTTTTTGCATTTCTTTATTTTTTGCAAGTACTTCATCAAGCCTAGACTTAGGCACCATAGGTGCTTTGGTTGCTACCTCTGGCTCTTCCTCCACTGCTTCCACAGGTTGTCCATCATCTGTCGGAACGCTCTCTTGTTCTGTTGTTTGCTCTTGACTTTCTGTTTCTTGTGCAACAGGTTCTTCGATTTGCTCTTCTGCAACTTCTTCTGTTGTTTCCTCTGCAACAGGTTCTTCTTCTGTTGCTTCTTCTGTTTCTGTTTCTTCAACGGTTTCCTCCTTGGGTTCGTCTTCAAAGTTCATATCTACTTGAAAAGGTTGTACATCCTCTTCAGTTTTTGCATCAGCACCGGGCATACCCTCAAATACTAATTCTTCTGTGTTTTTATCTTCAGCCATTATCTACCTCCTGATGGTTTGATAGCTGCGGTAGCAATTTTTGCCGCCGCTTGAGTTTCAGTTTGTCCTTGCCTCATTTCATTTGTCAATGCTGACAATTGTTGACGTAAGGCGAGTTCTTGTTGCTTCATTTCCATTTTACTTTGGATTTCAGCTACTTTGATTTGTGGATCAGCAATAGTTTCTTGCGCTTTAGCAGTGTGCAACTGTGCTTGAGCTTGTAAGTTTTGTACTTCTGCTTCCATCTTAGCAAGTTCAAGTTGTATTTTTTTGATTTCAGCTTCTGCTTGGAATTGCTGTATTTGAGCTTGTGCTTCTGTCATTGGTTCCATACCCTGCATTTGACGTATACGTTTAGCAATCTCACCTTTCTTCGCTAAGTGAGAGTAATCAACAATCAGGTCATCTGGTATTGGTACACCTACCTGTCTAAGTTCAATAGCCTCTGCAAATTGTGCTTCATCGTAGTTATCTCTAGCTGGCATAGTTCCTATTACTACATCATACTCTCCTAAAGTAAGGTCATTTACTATTGCACCTTCTGGAGAGATACCATTTAAAAGAACAGGTACTTGACTCTTCATAGGGTCATCTTCATCTGTTACTTGTATTAAACGTTCTTCTGTGTAGTACGCTTGGACTAAACGTAAGATATGTTCAGCTAGATATTGTCTAGTTTTAATTAAATTATCTAATGGCACTTGTATCATCATCGCACCACGATTCTGTTTTGCACGAATTGCAACACCAGATACCTCTGGGCTGTCAGTGCCTAGCATAGCATCGCCAATACCACTGATCTGTTTAATATTAAGAGCAGCTTTTTGACTAATACGATCAAGGCCGGTGGGAATCTGATTCGGTGGTATCTTCGCAGGGGGAGATGAGCCACGATTATACTCTAGTACTAAACCAGT